TCCTTCATTCAATTTATACAACCATTATACCATAGTTCTTTATGAATGTCAATAGTTATTTTGAACTTTTTTCTATCAATTGTTGGATATTGTTCGGTTTTTCCATTTTATACAGCTATTATACCATAGTTCTTTATGAATGTCAACCATTATTTTGAACTTTTTTCACTAAAACCCATAAATAACTGTAATTGTTACACTCCATGAGTCATATGATCGTACGAATTAGCGCAATCATCAATTTTGTCTCCACAGCAGCACAATTCGTTCTCTTGCAGAGAAGGAGAACCGACCATATCCCTTATTTGTGCTTCTGTATACCTTTGTTCGCCATCCCTGATGGATTGTTCAGCCAATAGCTGAAAATGATTGCTAGATGAGTATGGAAGCTCCATACCTACGAATATATCGTTAATAATCTGCTGTTTGTTTGTAACTACTGCCATGTTAAACTCCTATGATTCTTTTGTTGTTTAGATTCGATAAATCTATTATAACTGAGTCTAGACCAAATGTCAATGGTTAATTTCAATTGTATCTCAATCCATCTCATATCGCCATTATAAACAGTATCATAACGAATGTCAAGGTAATAATGAAATTTATTTCGTTATTTGCTCCTTATACAATATATAGTACTCAGAGCCGCTAGAAAATAATGGTTGACATTCATAAAGAACTATGGTATAATGGTATCTGAAATGCGAAATGGTGCAAACCTTTTCAAATTAACTATTGACATGATCTACTAAGTGTGTTATAATGGTGGTTCATACGGAGAATAATGATTTGACTAAACAAAATGAACAGTTCAGAATCCTTACAGCGCGACAGCATGTTCGTGAAAGGATCGGCATGTACATGGGTTCAAGTTCTCAAGAGGAGATCGAAAGATTCATTCTTGGTGAATGGAAGAAAGCCACGTATGTTCCTGCACTATCAAAAATGGTTGACGAAATACTTGACAACGCAATTGATGAGGCGATCCGCACAAACTTTAAATTCGCTAACAAGATTAACGTATCTATTAATAGCAATGAGATTACCGTCACCGACAACGGTCGAGGTATTCCTCAAGACAAGATTTATGATGAGACCTCAAAAGAGGAGATCTTAAGACCTGTCGCTGCTTGGACAAGAGTTAACGCAGGTACATCGTTTGATGATGAACGAGTTACGATTGGAACTAACGGTGTTGGCTCTGCCGCAACGAACTTCTTGTCTGCATCCTTTACAGGAAAAACATGGTCTAATAAAAAGTCGATACAAGTTGACTGTAAAGACGGTGCAGATACCTTAAAGGTTAAGGAAGGAAGTAAAGCTGGGAGTGGTACTGAGGTATCCTTTATACCAGACTTTGAGATGTTCGAAGTCAACTCATTGGAAGAACTTGATACGATTACCTTAATTGAAGATCGTCTCATCAGTTTGCAGATGGCATTTCCTGAGATTCAGTTTTCCTTTAATAACAAGAAGGTAATGATTAACGATTTCAAGAAGTATGCTGCAATGTTTGCCGAAACGACCATTATGGAAAGGACAACGAATCTATCATACTTCATTGCTCCTTCAGAAGATGGCTTTAGAACGAACAGTTATGTTAACGGTGTAAACACCAGACAAGGTGGTACATACGTTGACTACTTTATGAATTCTATTATTGATAACTTGGTTGTGAAGATTAAGCGGCGTCATAAGGTTGAAGTACTAAAGACAACAATCAAGAGTGGCATTACATTCGTTATGTTTGCTAGGAACTTTGTTAATCCCAAATTCGATTCTCAAACAAAAGAACGCCTTACGAATCCAATGGGTAATGTAAAGGAACACCTTGAGATCTGTAGAGTTAAGGATGCTGAATGGCTCGCTAACAAGATCTTAAACACTCCTGAAATTATTGACCCGATTATTGAGGCTCAACTTGCTAAGAAGCTGGCAGCAGATAGAAGAGCTGCTACGTTGGCTCAAAAGAAACTCCGTAAGGTAAAGGTTGCTAAACATATATCTGCTAATAAAGATGATGCAACTCTCAAGATTGTAGAAGGTGATTCTGCAATGGGATTCTTACTCAAGGTTCGTGATCCTGATACGGTTGGTGCATTTCCACTGCGTGGTGTTATCATGAATACTTGGGATATGAAACCTGCTGAAGTATTAAAGAACAAAGAACTATCAGAGTTAGTAGCGGTTCTGGGTCTGGATATCAACGATCAAGACAGTGTTGATAACATGACATACAAATATATTGCTACGTTAACTGATGCTGACCATGACGGTATAGGACATATCAGCCCACTATTGATTGCGTTCTTTTACAAATTTTGGCCTCGGTTGTTATTAGAGAATCGCGTTCAGATTACAAGAACTCCTATTATGATCTCAACTAAGGACAAGGATGTTAAGTGGTTCTATACCTATGAAGAAGCTCAAGAGTTCAAAAAGAACGATGGATGGAAGCACCGATACATAAAAGGCTTGGGAAGTTTAACTGAAGAAGAATATCATTCTATTATTAACAAGCCTGTGTATGACACGGTAACTGTTGACGATGCTTCGGTATTTCAGATGATGTTCGGTAAGGATTCCGGATTGCGCAAAGAATATATGTTTGCGTAATGGTTGACATTCACAAAGAACTGTTGTATAATGGCGATATAAATTAAAAAGGTAATAATTGATGGATTTAACAATGTTCACCGAAAAGCTTAAAGGCAATAACTATCCTATTAGTAAGGTAGCTGCTAACGAGTGGAAATCATTCGCAATGTATACGGTTGAATCGCGTGCAATACCTAATATGATTGATGGGCTGAAACCAGTGCAACGGTTCTATTTGTATTCATCGCTGATTAACAGCAAGAAAGATTTCAAGAAAGTATCTGCTGTATCAGGTATCATATCGGACTATGGCTATAATCATGGAGAATCTTCAGCAGCTGGTGCAGGACAACTGATGGCAGCTGAATGGAATAACAACATCTGTCTTATTGAAGGTCGTGGATCATTTGGTACTCGACTTATTCAAGAAGCTGGTGCACCTCGTTATGTCTATTCAAGAGTTCACGACAATTTCAATAAGTATGTTAAGGACATTGACTTGAGCCCTGTCCACGAAGATCCTGAACACGAACCACCTGCGTTCTATTTGCCAATCATTCCTATGGTACTTGTAAATGGAACCAAAGGTATTGCTACAGGATTCGCAACAAACATCCTTCCACATAACCCTAAGGATTTGAAAAAGGCTTGTATTCAGTATCTGGATAAAGGTAAGATTACTATAAAGCCTTCTGTTATGTTTCCTGAGTTCGCCGGTACAGTTGAACAAAGTAAAGAAGATCCTACTAAGTATACAGCCAACGGTACCTTTGTAAGAAAAGGCAAGACTGCTATTTCTATTACTGAAGTGCCATACGGATTTGACCGAGAAGGTTATGTTAAGGTATTAGACAATCTTGAAGAAGATGGCGATATCGTATCTTACGAGGATAAGTGTAATAAGAACGGTTTCCACTTTGAAGTTAAACTTAAATTGACTTCCGCTAAATGGAATGATGCTAAGATTATTACCAAATTCAAGTTAAGCAAGCCATTCTCTCAAAACCTAACAGTTATAGATTTTGAAGGTAAACTTCGAGAATACACCGACGCTAGGTCACTTGTAAAGGACTTTTGTGACTACCGCCTTGGGATACTACAGCGGAGAATTGACGCTCGAGTTAAAGAGTACAATGAAGAGGTCCGATGGCTTAATGTCAAGATGGAGTTTATTCAAGCAAATGTTGATGGTCGTATTGTGTTTAAGGATAACACTAAAGTACAGGTCGTTAATCAAATAATGCAAGAGACATCGGCGCTAGGCGGTGACACAAACCGATTGCTCGCATTAAGTATCTTAAACCTTACGAAAGAAGAAATCGTAAAGCTAAAGAAACAGATTGCTGATAGTAAACAAACATTAAGCCTATGGGAAAAGACTTCACCAGCAGAACAATTTAAAACGGACTTGGATAACGTATAATGGATTTCTTGGTATTACTTGTATGCTTAGCTGTAGTAATGATTATATTAAACAAATGGGATAATGAGGATAACGAAAATGACAAGTAATACAACTCAACTGGAAATTGATACATCAGCGCACATAGACGAGAACGGTGTTGGGGTTTCTGTTTATATTGGTGCATGCGCTTGCGAACCTTCTATTGAAACAATCTTTGATTTTGAAACATTGATTGAGAACCACTTTGAAGGTTATATGATATACGATAAGATTCGACCTATAGATATCCCTGATGCAGAACTTTTAGTTATTAAACTCGAGCAGATGGCAAAGTATGCACGGAACATGCTTGAAGATTACACATCCAAGGAAGAACACGGAGAGTGAAAAACATGTGGCGTCTTTGGGCAAAAGCAATAGGCGAGAAAGAAGGAACGACTGATAGAGAAGCCGACAATATAGCAATGATTAGAACTGTTATCGTGTTAGTAAACTTTATTACATGTTTCGTTATTATAGCAGGAAACATACATAACTGGTGATGATTAAAGTAATGCTAATACTGTTTGTTACACTCTTAAACTACTCGTGGTACAATCACGCCACGGGCTATCTAAATCTCGACTGTCCTTTCGAGCTTCCTTCTATGCGAGGCTCTCAGGGTTGCCGATCACAATATGCTTGACGATCTGATAATGGAACGGAAAAATTTAAACTTAAACCTACTTACTGAAGGATTACCTTTAACCGATGTACAGACATTATATCATGAATTCTTTTATAGGAAAGACTATACTTGGTGGCGTGACGTTAATCCGGGTGACGTTGTCGTTGACATTGGCGCTTGTGTTGGTTTCTTTACTTGTCATGCTTTGGATCGTGCTGCAAGCCGTATCGTTAGTGTCGAACCTAGCAAGCAGCATCTCAAAACCCTTTTAAGAAACGTATCAGATTACTATATAGATAATCAGCATTGTCCTGTTGAACCAATACACGCAGGAATAGGATCTACTGCTAGCCATTTTGAAAATGTATTCTCGGATAGTGAGAGTGGTTACCAAAAGATGTCGTTCTTGGACTTAGTTGTTGATTACAATATACCAAGAATAGATTACTTAAAGATTGACTGTGAAGGTGGTGAGTATAGTATCTTTACTGATATAAACTTTCCATATCTACGACAGCAAGTAAAACATATCGCAGTTGAGTTCCATATGAACGCTTACTCAGGCTGTGTTAAACAATGGCAAAAATTTAGAGACGGTCTATTAAGACAGTTTGATGTTAACCAAGTTCGTTTCCTTGAACATGAAGATAGAACAAAAGCCTATGATGACGAATTCCTAGAGAAAGGAGACTTTTCTAAATGGTCTTCCTTTATGGTATATATCACCAATTCTTAATATACAGCATATACGAATAAGGCATTTGTTCTTTCCAATTATCTGCCCAGATCTTTTCTAAAAAGCTCGGATCCTTAAAGAGCAGGCTATCTTTAATCTCAATAAGAAAAGTATCTCTCCATCGCTCGAATACTTTATCCGAATTATACCTATTACCTACATGTACTCTTACTGCAATAAACTTTACGTGATTCTTAAGTAGCGGTATCATCTCTTTAGATAATATATTACATTCTCCGCCTGCAGTATCAACTCTTAAATAACTAATCGTCGGAATCTCAAACCCTGTAATAAGTTGCTGAAGGTTGAATACCTGAGGTTCTTCTTCTTTATTATATAACTCATTCTGATACATACCTGAAGAATCAATATCCTTACCGATAGTTGCACATATTGGATAGACACGATTATAAGGTTGAACATCAATCATATAATCAGAAACATTCTTAATAGCAGATTTAAGAACTCGCCTGTTGGGTTCAACCATATAAACCCTGCTTGCACCAGCATCGAGAGCTTTTTTAGAAACAACACCAATGCCTGCACCAATATCCACCACAACATCGGAAGGTTGTATTTCATACCACCAATCGTAATCGTATAGTTTATAAACTTGTGTATAAATGTCGCTTATTTCGCCGAATGACATGTCAGCGGTATCGAGATGTAGTTTTAAATCCATGATATAGTCCATTTTAATAAATAACAGTATGCAATCAATTATTTATAGGTTTTATAATGACTGAAATTATTAACAATTATTTATCTCCAACTAACTTCACAATTAGTGTAGATAGGTTACCAAATGTTGAGTTCTTTACTCAAAAGGCGACAGTCCCATCAATAAGTACTTCGCCAATTTTAATGAATAGCCCGTTAGGCGAACTGTATAGACCAGGCCAAAATCTTTCTTATGATGATTTGATTTTAGGATTTATTGTAGACGAAAACATGAATAATTACAGAGAAGTACTTCAATGGTTAGAAGGCATCTCAGGCCCTGAATCAACCAACCAAACAAAATCTCTCTTAGAAGGCGATGGGTTTACGTCTGATATTATTTTGACGATTACAAACTCACATAAGAATCCTCATGTAAGATTTATATTTCAAGATTGCTTTCCAACAAGCCTAGGCGAAATTACGCTTGATGTAAATGTTACAGATATATCTTATGCTACTTGTAATGTAACATTTAGATACGATATATTTAAGATGGAACAATTATAACTATTGACATTCACTAAGAAACCTGTTATAATTGTTATGAATTAAAAAATTGAGATAGATTATGGATACAAATGATATATCAACCATCTGGGCTAGTGACGCTCCAATTGACGAAACGAACCTCGTAGGTGAATCAAAAAGAATACCTCTACTTCACAGTAAGTACTATAACATGTACTATCGAGAAGTATTGCGTGTTAAAAAACTCAAAGCAGAATATAAAGAACTTGAAATGGACAAGCGTAATTACTACGATGGTTCTATGGCCGAAGAAGATCTGCGAGAAAGAGGATGGAAGCCATTTCGTTTAAAAGTAATTCGTAATGATTTGGACAAATACATTCAGGCAGACAAAGAGGTTATCAAACTTAGTCTTACAATTGATTATCATACTGCTAACGCAAACTACCTCGAAGATATAATAAAGACATTACATAGCAGGAACTTCATTATCAAAAATATGATTGATATTCTAAAGTTCCAAGCGGGCGATTACTAAATGAACTGGTTCACAAAGTTTTGGAGCAAGCCTGAGGTTCAACAGCAGGAAACTCTTGTCATAGACATGATGAAGGACGATGTTGACCCAGAGCAAGTAACAATTGAAAATGCGTATAAGACAAGATGGATTTGGTACCATACAATATTAGCAATAGGTATCTTTTTCACTAACATATTATTAATCTCAATTCTTTTATTATTGGCAATTAAATTATGAAGATGCATATATTGACAGACGGTAGAACCATTAGTGATTTGGAAGCAAAGGAAATTATCTTTGAGGCCTTTAATCATATTAAGGTTATAGAAGGTTTACCAATACGAAATAAAGTAAGAGCATTCGAAGAAATAAAAGGAATGATTCCAGGTTGGCATGTTGTTGGTATAACAAAAGCTGCATTGGAAGTATTCAAAAAATTAAATTACAAACGTCCACCAGGTCGTGGCGAAGATGGTGTAAATAGATCTCATCAATATTCTAGATCAGCAACATATAAAAGTATGTTTGAAAAGTACGATTGGTCTTTTGACGAATTTTGGAATTTTATTGATGAAAGAGATAATACTATATTAGCAACGACAAAAGAAAACTACTCTAAAGGCGAAGAGATCTCAGCTTACGATGTACCAAAAGGTTTATTCGAAGCTTACGGTTTTGCTTATAGAGTTAACGAAAGGGAAATAGAATTCCTTAAAGGGTTATAATGAGTGAAGTAATTACAATAGATCCTGTTGATTCGGTCTATATGAAAATCGTTTGTGACTCGGGTATTAAGATGGAATTGTCAGAGTACTTTTCCTTCAAGCCCGAAGGATATCAGTTCTCTCCTAAGTACAAAGCAAGGATCTGGGATGGAACTATTCGTATGTTCCAACCAATGCGACCTGTTTTATATGTTGGTCTATACGGCCATCTTAAAAAGTTCTGCAAAGATAGAGACTATGTATTAGATGCTCCTGCTTCTATTGGTGAGCTTGAAGTAGTTGCGGACGGTTATATTGCTGAGTTGTGCAAAGAGATCAATTGTAAATTTACTGCTCGTGATTATCAAGAAGAATATATTATAAATGCTATTCAGCAAAGAAGATCTTTATCTCTATCGCCAACGTCTTCAGGCAAATCATTAATCATTTATTTGTTACAGCAGCATTACTATCAATCATTAGGATTAAGAACATTAATTATTGTTCCGACCATATCATTAGTACATCAGATGTCCGGTGACTTTGTTGATTACGGTTGTGATGAATCTCTGATCTATAAAATACAAGGTGGTGTTGATAAGAATACTAAAGCTCCTATTGTTATATCTACATGGCAATCTTTAGTTAAACTAGATAAGGATTGGTTCGATCAGTTTGGTTGTGTCATGGGCGATGAAGCTCATACGTTTCAAGCCAAGTCTTTAACAACGATTATGCACAAAATGAATAACTGTGAATACCGTCATGGCTTTACAGGTACTCTTAAATCTGCTGAAAGTAAAACGCATAGGTTAGTACTCGAAGGTTGTTTCGGTGAAGTAAAAAGAATCATTAGTACTAAACGTTTAATGGACGAAGGCACCGTAGCCGACTTTGAAGTTAAAGCTATTGTCCTATCACATTCAAAAGAAGTAAGAAAGGAATTTAAGAAGGCAATGGGTCAAGTAAAAGAAGCACAGCGTAGATGGCCTGCTGAAAGAGAGTTTATTGTTAATCATGAAAAGAGAAACAATTTTATAAAGAATTTGTTATGGTCTTTAGAAGGCCAAAACAATTTGGTTCTATTTGATTTAGTCGAGAAGCATGGCAAGATCCTAGAACCACTGCTAAGAAAAAAAGGTCGTGAACTGCATTTTATATACGGGGCTACGAAAGGAGACGAACGCGAAAGAATTCGACACTTAGTAGAGAACGATCCAATTAAGCAACATGATATACTTGCTTCTTATGGTGTATTCAGTACTGGTGTGAATATTAAAAGATTGGATAATGTTATCTTTGCTACTTCATCTAAGTCTGAGATAAAAGTACTTCAGTCAATTGGTCGAAGTCTACGTAAAGCTGAGGACTCCCAGAAAGCAGTCCTTTATGACATCGCTGATGATTTGAGCTCAGGTTCATATAGCAATTATACTATGGAACATTTTAAGAAAAGAATTGAGATATACTCTGCTGAGGAATTCACGTTTAGGATATTTACCGTCGAGATCTAATATGGTTTATTAAGATACGATATATCTATTATACAAGGAAAAAACAAAATGTCAATAGTTATTTTCAGTTATTTGAATTTAATTGTGATCTAACCATTGACATACTCACAATATTAGTATATAATATAATTTATTTTCAACAACACAATAAGGATTATTTTTTGTTATGGCTAAGAAAAAGAATTACGTAAACAACAAAGATCTGCTTGATGCTTTAATCGCATACGGCGATCTGTGTAAAGAAGCAGAGAACTGTGGTGATAAGAATCCACAGGTACCAGACTACATTGGCAAATGTATCATGATGATCGCTCAGAGATTGGCAACACGTCCAAACTTTAGCGGTTATATGTATAAAGAAGAGATGATCTCAGATGGCATTGAGAATTGCCTACAATATATACATAACTTCAATCCAGAGAAATCGCAAAATCCATTTGCTTATTTTACTCAAATTATTTGGTATGCATTCCTACGCAGAATCTCTAAAGAGAAGAAGCAGATGTATATTAAATTTAAAGCGTCTCAAAGGCAGGTGCTCGATTCTGAAACATTTTTTGATGATTCAACAGGTACTATGGTCGGTAATGTATTACCTGATTACATTAGTGAATTCATTGATGAATTTGAAAATAAGCTTAAAGTGAAGAAAGACGAAGCGGCTGAAAGGGCTGCAGAAACCGACAACAAATAGTAGAGAGTACATTATGAATTTAGTTTCAAACACGGACCCAATCTTTTCCAAAGAATTAGGGGATATTAACATTCAAGATCCTCAAATTAATTTGAAGGAAACCAAGGAACAAATGACAGAGGTAATGGTCTCTAGAAGAGGTCTTGGGCTATCCGCGTGTCAAGTAGGATTAGATTATAAATTGTTCATCATTGGTGAAAACAAAACGAATGTAATGATGTTTGTTAACCCTCAGGTATTAAACGTATCTGAAGAAACTGAACTTGATGTTGAAGGTTGTTTAAGTTATCCTGATATGTTTGTTACGATTGCGCGCCCAAAAACGGTTGACGCAAAATGGTATGATGAAGAAGGCAAACTACAAGAAGGTACCTTTGAAGGTTATACCGCAAGATGTTTCTTACACGAGTTCGATCACCTTCATGGTGTTGTATATAAAGACAAAGTATCTCGTCTTAAATGGGACCGCGCCGAAAAGAAGAAGCGCAAGATTCAAAAGCAAAGAAACTCATTAAAGGCCGCGATGCATGCAGCAGGAAACGCAATGAACCAAATTGAATTAGTCGGTAAAGAAGTCGAAGGTTAAAAACATGAAGATAGCAATTGTAACCGATATTCACATCGGAGTTAGAGGCGACTCTGCAGTATTCCACGAAGTACAAAGAAAGTTTTTTGAAGAGTTATTCTTTCCGTATCTAGATGAACATGGTATCACCACTGTGTTCGACCTCGGAGATACTTTTGATCGTCGAAAATATATCAACTATGCTTCTTTATCTGCAGGTAAAGCATTCCTCTTTGATAATTTAGCAAAGCGTAATATTGATTTTCATTGTCTGATTGGTAATCACGATACGTACTATGCAAGCACTAATGAAATCAATAGTATGAATCTATTGACTAAAGAGTATCCTCAGTTTACTTTATATCAAAATGATGCTACTGAGTTACAACTAGGATCTACAAAATTCCTTATGCTACCCTGGCTCAACAAAGAGAACGGCGAAAAGAATTTAGAAGTCGTTAGAAACTCTGATGCTAATATATTAATGGGACATCTTGAAGTGCAAGGTTTTGAAATGATGAAAGGTGCCTTGTGTACGCATGGTATTGATATGAACGTGTTCAAGAATTTTGAATCTGCGTTCTCTGGTCATTTCCACCATCCTTCGAGATATGGCAACGTAGAATACCTTGGATCTCCGTATGAAATGACATGGTCTGATTATAAAGGTAGTCGAGGTTTTCATGTATTCGATACTGAAACTCGAGAGATGATTAAGATCGAGAATCCCAATAGAGTATTCTATAAAGTATTCTATGACGATAAAGAATGGACTGTTGACGATGTTGCAAATTACGATGTAGATCAATATAGAGATACATTTGTTAAGGTCATAGTACAGAATAAAACAAACGCGTATCTATATGATATGTTTATGGGTCGTATGGCTGAATGCGGTGCGGTGGATGTTAGAGCCGTAGACGATCATTTGAATTTAGATGCAACGGGTGTTGACGAAATACTTGATGAAACGAAAGATACGACAGAAATATTAGCACAATACATTGAAGGTCTTGAGACTGCAATTGATAAAGGCAAAGTAAAATCTGTATTGGACGATTTATATCATGAGGCAATGAGTTTATAATGAGAATCAATTTTGAAAAAGTAAAATATAAAAACATACTATCAACAGGAAATGTATTTACGACAGTTGATCTGAACCTAGTGCCTAGTACTTTGATTGCAGGATCTAATGGTTCAGGCAAAAGTACTTTACTTGATGCAATTGTTTTTGGTCTATACGGCCGACCTTTTCGTAATATCAATAAAGCTCAGTTAGTTAACTCGATTAATAATAAAGAACTTATTGTAGAATTGTATTTCTCTGCTGGCGGTGATAAGTACAAAATCCTTCGTGGTATTAAACCAAACTTGTTTGAGATTTGGAAGAATGGCACAATGATTAATAAAGACGCAGCTATTCGAGACTATCAAGGATTCCTCGAAGAATCTATTCTAGGTATTAACTTCAAAGCTTTTAATCAAATCGTTGTGCTTGGTTCCGCTACTTATATTCCTTTTATGGAATTGAGAGCATATCAACGTCGAGAGATTATTGAAGACTTGTTAGACATCCAGGTATTCTCTGTTATGGGTACATTGGCAAAAGAACGCATGTCAAGCATCAAGACTGATATCAATGATAACAAATATAATATAGAAATCGTTGATAGCAAAATCGCATCACAAGAAGAAAGCGATGAAGCAATACGTAATCTGAAGTCTATCGAAGTTGATAAGATCAAAGACAAAATGTCTGGTCATATTGACTCTATTGAAGTAAAGAACTCGATGATTGATGCGCAAGACGAAATCATGAAAGTTCTATATGATGATATTTCTGATAAGGCTGATGAAAAGAAAAAGTATACTGATGCAAGTGAGCAGCGGGCCGAACTTGAAAGAAATCGTAAAGCGTTTGAGAAGGAACTGTCCTTTTATGAACACAACGATGATTGTCCTACTTGTACGCAAGGTATAGCCAACGACTT